CGAGCGGTATATCGATTCGGCAGCAGCCGAAATGGAGAACCACTTACTTGCCCATGTATACGATAATATCGTTTACATTATGTACGGCAATGCCGAGGCAGACGAGTATACTTACAGTGGTATTGATTTTTATGCACGAACAAACCGGATTAATGAGAGTGAGGGCGGAACCGTAATTGCGGATCTGACCACTCTTGACGAGATGATCGACCGGAACCATGAGCTTCAGGGCCAGGGACATAATAAGGTGTTCGTTATGAGTCCTCGAATGCTTTCCAAGGTCTCTTCTATGTTGACTAACGTTCGACTGAACCAGGGTCTCCTTGGCAGCGGTCTTACTCAGGTCGATGTTGGTGGTGGCTGGAGATTGAATGCGTACCGGGACATTCCCATTATAGAGTCCGGGGCTACCAAGCCTAAGACTAAACTGGGAACCGTTACCCTTGCTTCTTCAGGGTCCGGTGCAGCTATCGCGGATGATGAATACTTTTTCCGTGTTGCAGCAGTAACCTGGGACGGTGAGCAGGAAGCCAGCGATGAAGTGAGCATCTCAACCACCAGTGCAGACACCATTACCGCATCTTGGGCAGCGGTCGCTAACGCTCTGTACTACAAGGTGTACGAAGGTCTTTCCAGTGGATCTACCAAGCTGATCCGGGTTATCAGTGCTTTTACCTATGATGGTAGTGGTACTGTAACCGGTGACAACACCAGCATTGCTTTTACAGCGGATCCCGCTGCAGACGATTCGGTGCCGACCGAGCTTCAGAGTGATTCTCCCCTGGTTGCGACCGGTGGTGTCACTCCTGAGTACATGGCACTTTGGGACCTGGACAAGTACCAGGGCATGGGTAAGTTCCCCTATACTAACCGTGGCGGAGCGCGGTTTGGGGGCCTTGTAACAATCGAAGATTTGGCGCGGACCGACGACTTCCTTCCGTTCCTGATCAAAACATACGGTTCGTTGTGTCCTTCGTTTGAAGAGACTACCGTAATTCATCGCGGATTAAGAACAGCTTAGTATGGCAGTCCATACAAGTAGAGATTGGGAGCAGCATTCAAAAGATGCTGCTTCCACTTCTGCTTCTAAACAGGAAACTCCGAATCCTGAGAAGGGGAAGGAACAGGGCATCAGGAAGTTCAGTGTACATTTGGCTCATGCTCCAAAAGGAAAAGCTAATACAGTAGTGCGCATCAACGGGAAGCCGATACAGGTGCAGCTTACTGACGGATATTTTGAAATAACAAAGAAGATGAACGGGGCAACAAAGCTTCAGGTATTTGAACAGCTGAAACGGCAAGGATTTACCGACGAGTCCGGCTGGGATGGGAATCCCACAAATGGAAGGCAAAAGAAAGAATTGGAACGTGGGGTACCGCGAGACTTCGAGTTTAGCCATCCAGACAGCACAAAGCAGCATCCGATAGAGGGTAAGATTGGTTTTTCAGTGAATGGAGATCCTTTGCAACTTGAGGTGAAGAAGGGCCGGATCAAAACCAAAGATTATGATGTAGCTAAAGAGCTTGAGAAGCGGGGCTTTATAATCCAGAGCATAACTGAGAAAAAAGGCACTGGTAAGAAAAAATAGTGAGGTAGCTACGTGGCAAAAGGCGAGCATGATAAAATGACCACGATTTGTGATCTTATGGCAGCTGTCCAACTTGGGCGAGCTGCGGGGGTGTGAAGTGTCTTTACCAACAGCAACAGAGTTAAGAGAGCTTTTACAAGGGTATGGCCTGGACAGTGTTGCTACAGAGGTAAGGACCGGAGATATTACCAGCGGTAGCCCTACGGTGGACAACATCGACACTGAGGAATTGTTGACCGGGATGCGGGTAAGTGGATCTGGAATCCCAGACGGTGCATTAGTGGAGAGTGTGGACCACAAGGCCAGCCAGGTTACATTGGATGTAAATGCGACAGCTACAACCGTGGGAGAGAGTCTCACCTTCACCTACTTTCTGTATATGACTAATGACTGGATAGAAAAAAGGCGGGACCGTTTTGTTGTTCCATGGGTGGAGAATAAATGCAGACAGAGTTTCACCGGACAAAAAACAGTCATTGAGTACCACAGTGGTTCAGGATCCACAGTACTCCATCTCGATACGAAGCCAATTGTTTCAGTAGACGAGATAGAAATTGTATCGGGTGGAGTGAATAGCGAATATCTTATAGGTCCAGGGAGTGTTGAGGTTATATCCTCAGAAGGGATCCTAAAAGCGCGACGGAACTGGGATATAAGTGCCTATGCAATTCCACTTTTCCCAAAAGGGACTAAGAATATCAAAGTAACTTTTACCGCCGGCTGGGATGTGATGCCCAATGATATAAGCGAAGCGTTGCTTTATCTTATGGCAGAAGTTGCCCTGGGACAGATAGCAAACCGTACCGGCGGAGGGGGTTTGACTGTACAGGCGTTCGGGAGAGATTATGGAGCCAGGGGTAAATACACTCACCAGAGAGACGACCTTGCAAGGCAAGCCCTTGGAATATTAAATAAGTATTTCACAGGGAGTGTAGGCGGTTGAATAAGCGGGTTCTTAAAGAGAGGTTTGATAGTCGTATTGAAACGACAATTGAGGAAGGCTGGGGCCATAGAAAAGTGGACGAGGACTTCCAGGATTTTGTTGCCAAAATAGTGGATCTCGTGCCAGAGGGAAAACAGCAATCTATCATGTTGACAAAGCTGGAAGAGGCGAGATTTTGGGCTAATGACGGGGTAACTAAGAATGTACGGTAGTAGAGGTCCGAAGTTAGAGCAATTAAACGCACTACGGGACACTCAGCAGCACTGCAGGGAATATGGTATGCGAGTCACCTTTAAGCTGCGGGTGGAGACGGAGGTCGGCCGGGACAAGTACAACTCTATCAATCGGTCGGTAGGGGAAACCGCTATTCCGATATATACCTTCCCTTTCGAGATGCAGCCAAACACTAAGCAGCTGGAGAGGGCGGGGATTTTCGAGCAGCATGAGGCAGTAGCCTGGACGCCGGCAAGGTCTTGGCAGGACCGGGACTTTGACTTCGAGAGCATCGATATTACTAGAATGACGGTAGTAATCGATGGGGTAACATACGAGGTTGCGGAGAAAGGAAGGAGTAGTCAGTTTTTAGGAGTGTATCTGTACTGGACGTTTGGCCTCCGGAGAAGGTAATGAAGCCAAAAATAACCTATTCAAAAAGCTACGATGCGAAGCGGAAGCGTATTAAGCGTATACCGCGAATAGCGAAGAAATCCATGTTTGCAGCAGCGAAGAAAGATGCCTACGCGCTGATAAACGAGTTCCGGACGGGGATTGCACACAATTCATTTAGGCTGCAGAAACTGAAGAGTAGCACCATTGCGCAGAAGAGGCGAAAGGGGTACCGAAAACCGGCTACCCCTTTATATGGTGTAGGAGAAGGCAGTAATAAAAGCTACATGAACATGATGCGGGTGAACCGGCAAAGAAATGGATGGAGGGTCCAGGTAAGCAGGGGGATGCACCATTCCGGGACGGTATCGTTGAAGACCCTTTTCAATGTACATGAATATGGTACCATAATACGTATAGGGAAGCGGGTAATTCGCATACCTCCGAGACCAGCGTTTAGGAAAGCTTACGAGAGAATGCTCCGGAGAAAGAAGCGAACCGAACCTACTGAGCAAGTCAGTGCTGCTATACAGCAGTATATCAATCATGGGAGCCTGACCAGGATGCGACAGGTGGAAACAGAAATGGAAAGGCAGAGGCAATGGGATGAAGGATGAAACAGATAATAGATGCTGAACCGGTAATAGCGAATTGGACAGTGAGTGGTACCCAGTCTAAAAGCGATGTGGAGACTCCTGAGTACGTGGCAGGGGTAACAACCAGCAAAAGCCTTATAGTCTCGTTTAAGGGGCCCTCAGACTTCGCTGAGAGGACATTCGGGACGCCGGTCGACGTATTGAACAAGGATTATCTGGTATTTTCTGTATGGAGCCAGAGATTTAAGGGCAAAAGGTATTCACACAGCGATGATTTCAATTATGCAGTGCAGCTGCAGACAGGTGGAACTTGGTTTAGGTTTCCAACTTGGGACACCTTTACAGAGGTGGTAATTGATATCAGTGATATAAACCAGATTGACCATATTAGAATCGAGCCGGTCAAAGACTTTACCAACGAGGACAATCTGATTGTGAGTTATTTCGTAACCTGCAAAGTGGATTATCCTTACGATATAATGGAAGGGGTCAAGGATCATCTCACAGCAATTCGGGACCAGGTCAATTCCAACGGAGGGTTCAAGGCCGGAACAGTATCTGGAGCAGCTGGAGATGATAAGATAAAAATAGAAGGATTGATTCTTTACGTGGAGAGGTACAGCGTTGTAACTATCGATGATGGGGTAAACAGTGAAAAGCATCTCTTGCAGAATAATAATGAAACTGATTTTAACCTGGGGCAACTGTATGATGGTCCGGTGCTTCTCAATAGTTATACCAACGCTGATGTGTATGTATCATACGAACCTATCTTCGGCAAGTTTGAAGAGGAAGTCGTTGTTCCGAGTATGACTATATGGGGCTTCGCCCCTGCGAGTAGTGTAACAGTGCTGCCGAGCAGCCGGATGGTAAGGGAATATGGCGGAGGGTCATTCATGGAGCTTGAGTCGGGAATGAGACTTGAGTTCCCTATGCAGATTGATCTAATGGCAAGGCAGTGGGAATTGATAGAACAGATGGGGGATATTGTAAGACGGTTCTTGCGAGAACGGCATGTTTGGATCAACGGGCGGAAACATGACTTTATCTGGACCGGAAACGCAGAGTCTACCTTTCCTGACGATCCAACGGTCCAGTTATACAGTATTACCTACACGGTGACTATCGAAGTTAAGGAATCTGGTGTTGTGAAATTGCCGGTGTCTGGAGCAGCAACTTTGGATGTAAAAGTGCTGTAGAAAACCCGGCTTAGTAATGCTATAATGTAAAGGGAGGCAGCATGGCAGAGAAAAAAGAAAAATACAGCGGAGAGCTGAAAGACAGCGGAGAGCTAAAGTATAGCGGAGAGCTAAAGGGTAATAAATACAGTGGTACAACGAAACCTAAAAAACGTACTAAGACCGTTATTAGTCGGGTTAACCGAACCTTGGAGCTTCATGTGAGTAACAGAGTCTATGTCTTCGGTCCTTATGGGCAGAGCCAAGTATTGGAGAAGGACATAGATACAGTAGATTTTAAACAGCAGAGCGATAAGCTGCTGGTAAAGGAGTAGATCATGGCTACAAATCTAAGACGATTGGGCGTATACGGATCTGATCTGCCGGTAAAGAGGAACCGAGCTATTTATCCTTCCGACTTCCGAATAGGCGGTATCATCGCACAATTTGAAAGGAAGTTTAACAGGACTTTTAAGGTATCTGATCCCTCAGAGGTCCAAGCGATCTTTGGCGAACACGTAATTCCCGCTTATTATGGCTGGGACGCTGTAAGCGGATTTTTCGCGAATGCCCGGGGAGTCGACGCAACGCTGTATATCCAGAGTTATGTTGGTAACACCAACAGCGCGATTGATGCTGTCATAGCCAATGCAACGCTGAGTGATGAATCAAACCCGACACTGAAGCTGGAGGCAGCTTACCAGAATGAAGGTGAGTACGGAGTTTCCGGAAACCGGACCGGGTACCAGGCGGAACAGGGGGCCAGGTTTAGCACTAAGCTTGCAGCGGCCACGATTGAAACCGATACAGAAGCGCAGCTGGACAGTGTTATTGGTATCAAGGTCGGGGACGTGGTTCATTTCTACGAAGGATCCACCTACGACGAATATCACAAAATAACCGCTATCGACCAGAGTACTCGGACGGTAAGCTGGACCGATGCTGGATGGGGACTCACTGGCGGAGGTATCGGAGATTCGGTCGACGTGCTTGGGTTTAGACTGAGGACCTACAGAAAGTCTATCAACGGTACAATTCAAGAGGTCGAAAAAGAGCTCGGGAAAATCTGGTGTACGATGGAACCAGAGGTGGTTGATTACTACGTTGAGAATGTAATGGCGCAGAATAACTACATGAGGGCCATTGATCAGTCAAGTGCAAGCGCAGTTGGACAGACCAGGCCTTCGGACATAACTACAACCACCTTCCTCACTAGTGGGGCGGACGGTACTTCAGCAAGCACAGCAGGATGGGAGTTTCTACTTCCTAATTTCGACAACGATCCTATTCGGATGCTAACCTGTCCAGAGAGTACAGTAACAGACCTGAACAAGGCCGGTGAGAATTATTGTGCAGGTCGGGACATTCACCCAAAATGGATCTACAACATTACGGAGAACCAGACAAAAGCGCAGCTTATAACTATAGGGCAGGATTACCAGCGGAGTGACGAGGTCCACGGAGTTATAGTTGCAAACTGGCTGAAGATAAGCGATCCTTTTGCAGTGAGTCCGATTGCACCAGCAAGGACAATTCCGAACGTTGGTCATGTGATGGGATCCTGGGTACAGATAATCGGAACCAGGGGAATTCACTACGTACCGGCAGTAAAGACAAATGCCCTTCGGGGGTGTAATGGTATAGTCGGGGAGACTTTCCCGGATGATGATGATAGAACGGATCTTGCAGAGGCGGGAATCAATGTTATCCAACAGGTTCCCGGGTACGGGATCCTCATAAGGAACTTCTTCACTCCATCGATTGATACCGAATACCAGTTTGGAAATGGGTCTATCATGAAGGAGTTTATCAAAGCGTCGGTAATATCTGCGCTTCAGGTTGCAGAGAATACTCCGAACAGTCTTGCAGCTATAAGAGAGAACCAAACTTCCGTTCTGCAGTTTCTGTTTAGGTTGTGGGAGCGTGGTTCTAATGGAAGCGTACCCACCGGAGAGACCTTCGGACAGAGTGAGGACGAAGAAGGGAATCTGTCATCAGCTGAAGACCATTTTGAAGTAGTAGCAGGGCCAGCTAATAATCCGCAAAGCAGCATAAATGCTGGAGAGCGGAATATAGATGTGTGGTTCACGTTTCCAGCTCCGGCAGGATCTATTAAGATTGGCGTCGGTATTCTATTGCGGAACTAAGGAGGTAGTATATGCAAAGGAATGATATGGCCGAGGTGAGCCGTTTGATTATAGACGGACAAGAACTGCCAGGTCTTACAGCATTGCAGGAGGTCGAGCTTTCCACGGGGGAACTTGAGGTACCTGAACAACAGAAGGTCCGGCGAATATCAGACGGAGTAACCACGATACCAGCTATCCAGGCAACCTATAAGACTGCACGGGATACTGAAACCCAACCTTTCCTGAAGAGTTGGTACTTCAACAAAGAAGCCCACGATGTAGTTAGGATCAGAGCGGACGCACATGGAGCGGAGTTTGATAGGGAGTTGTGGCCTGGTTGTGAATTGAGCAGGTATTACACCCCTGCGTATGATGCTGCAACCCCGGAGTACGCACAGTTGCAGGTAACTCTAATTCCATGGGATATAATTCACCCGGAGGCTTAGATGAAATTACCAAT